GATACACTACTAACACTATCGTATTATTAAACTACCTAAAACAGGTGTAAGTAATACTATTATATTATTTATGTGGAGATCAATGATGACTAAACGGATACCAATGAGGGGTGGCGATGAGTATGATGGACTAACTAAAGCACGTAGGTTTCTATTATGGAAAGCAGGGCAGTTAAAAAAGATTAAACGTGCATACAACAAAAGGTTTCGTAAACATATCAAGGGGTTGAAAGATGAATGATCTTATTAAGATAGAGACTATAACAGACCATGAGGATGGGTCAGCTACACTAACACTTGACTTGGATGCAGAAACATATCACAAGATATTTGAGTACGGTTTCGTAAAGCTTATCATGAAGGGGATGGAAGTAGATGTACCTAACTGAAGCGTTAGTATGTGTTGGCCTGGTTTATCTAGGCTACTTCATTGGAAAGAACTACATAAAGAAAGGTAAGAAGTAATGCGTAAGTATATAGTACGTTACCACACAGGCTTTGATGATTGGATGTGTGCAACACATGAGAATCCATTCACGTATAACTCTGAGCCTATCTTATTTGATAGCCAAGAGGCAGCAGTACAACACGCTAAGCAATATGCTGAGGCAGTAGTAGAGGTATATCAAAGTGTTCACCGTTGAGATGGAAGATGAAGAAACAACTATAACTACTATAGATGAGTCATGTACATACGGTGACGTTAAGATATACATGGATCAAGAGAGTGTAGGGATTACACAAGAGGGTAGTGATGGTGATATGGAATACACTATATTTATAGAGATGAGCCACCAACAATTTGCTGACCTTCTTGCATCCATGAAGCAACCTGTCGGATCATACTACATTAAAGAAAGAAGAATACGAACATGATGGAGTTAGCACTGGTTAAGTCCTTGATGGATAAGGATTTCTATACCAAGCACAAGGGTATTCGATGCCCAGATAAACTATTCAGTAAAGATGTACGTAAGATTAAGCAGACACTTGACTATGCTATGCGTGAGTATGGCAACAGCTTAACAGGATCAGAGCTTGAGGCTTTGTTCTTTGCTACTAACAACAGCATGACTACAGCTAACAAGGATGTGTATAAAGGTTTGTTCCGTATACTAGAGAGGGAACTACCTATGGCTCAGCCTATTGCTGAGGAAGTAATGTCTAAACTATTCCAACAGGTTGTCGGTGAAGAGGTAGCTAACTTAGGCTTTGAGTATGTCAATGGATCACAGACTTCACTAGAACCTTTACGTAACATACTATCCAACTATCAGGATGACTTCCTACCTAACCTTAATGTTGAGTGGGAAGACTTATCAATGGAAGCATTGCTTGCTGCTGCTGATGAGGAATCACAATGGAAGTTTAACATACCTTCACTGCGCCGTAAGATTGAGGGCATTAGCGCTGGGCATATGGTGATCGTAGGGGCTAGGCCCAACACAGGTAAGACATCCTTCCATGCTTCCATCGTGGCTGCTGAGGGTGGCTTTGCCCATCAGGGTGCCAAGTGTGTCATCTTCTGTAATGAAGAGGCTGCGACCCGTGTTGGTGCACGTTACCTTAGCGCTGGTAGTGGCATGTCTATTGAGGAAGTACGTAAGAACCAAGCCCTAGCTGGGCTACGCTGGTCTAAGGTCAACCCTAATGTTAAGATCTTGGATAGTGTAGGTAAAGACTTGACATACGTTGAGGCTATACTTAAGCGTGAGATGCCTGACATTGTTATCCTGGATATGGGTGATAAGTTTGCTAACAAGACCAGTGATAAGTCTGATGTGTATCTTAAGGAAGCTGCCATCTATGCACGTAACATAGCTAAGCAGTATCGGTGTGCTGTCATCTGGATGTCACAGCTTAGTGCTGTAGCTGAGGGTAAGGTACACGTAGACCAATCAATGCTTGAAGGTAGTAAGACAGGCAAGGCTGCTGAGGCTGACCTCATGATCCTCATCAGTAAGAATGCTACAGTTGAGGGGCAAGAAGAAGCTGATACCCAGCGCCACCTTAACATTGCTAAAAATAAGTTGACAGGTGGATGGCATGGGCTTATACACTGTGACCTTGATGGGGCACGATCTATTTATTCTGCATAGGAGACATGATGAGACTAGTACTAGACGTAGAGAACACTACAAGTAACCGTGGTGGTAAGCTACACCTTGATCCATTTGAAGAGGGTAACATCCTAGTACAAGTTGGTGTCAAGAACATGGATAAGCCTGATGAAAGACACATGCTTACCTTTGATCATAAGGAATACAAGGATCGCAATGGGGCTAATCACTTCATCATCCAAGCATTCCTTGCTGAGACTACACTACTGATCATGCACAATGCACAGCATGACTTGATGTGGCTATGGGCTAGTGGCTTTAAGTATGACGGGTTGATATGGGATACTATGTTAGCTGAGTATGTATTGCTACGTGGTCAGAAGCTACCGCTAAGCCTTGATGCCTGTGCCCAGCGCCGTGAACTTACATTTCAGAAGGATGATACATTAAAGAAATACTTTAAAGAAGGATACAACACCGATGAGATACCTCTCTCTGAGCTTAGCTTTTATCTTGGGTGTGACCTTGATACCACTGGGGAGTTGTATGAAGCGCAGTGTGCAGACTACGCCACCTCAGATAGTGCAGGACTCACCAATGTTAGAGACACCACCTTCCGTGTCTGTCAAACCCTTACTAGAATGTACATGTCAGGGATCAAGGTGGATAGAGCCTCCCTCAACGCAGTAAGAAAAGAGTTTGAACAAGAGAAGGCTGACATTGAGGATCGCCTACAAGATCAAGTCAAGACACTGATGGGTGACACACCTATTAACCTTAACTCACCTGAGCAAATGTCGCAGGTGGTGTTCAGTAGGTCGGTTAACAACAAGAAGGAATGGGTAGAACTGTTTGACTTCGTTAAGACACCTGCTGAGTTCAAGGCTACGGTTAACGCTAACACTACTGTGTTGACTAGGACTACAGCATTCACCTGCCCAACATGTCAGGGTGTAGGTAAGACACATAAGATCAAGAAGGATGGCACTAAGTTTGCTGTGCCTAACAAGTGTGCTGACTGTGCTGCACGTGGCTACCAGCTTAAGAAGACTAATCATATTGCAGGGCTAGCGTTTACTGCACCAAGTAAGGAATGGGTAAGCGCTAATGGATTCGGAACAGGGAAGGATAACCTAGATGCGTTGGTTGGAACAGCCAAGAGTAAGGGCATGGATACTGCAGTTAAGTTTCTTCAAGACCTCAAGCGTCTTAGTGCTGTGTCTAGCTATCTATCTTCTTTTGTTGAAGGCATTGACGTATACACTAAGTCTAATGATGTCCTTCATGTAAGCCTGACCCAACACATTACATCTACTGGTAGGTTCTCAGGACGTAACCCTAACATGCAGAACATGCCACGTGGTGGTACATTCCCGGTCAAGCGTGTGTTCGTAAGTCGTTGGGAACATGGACAAATACTTGAGGCTGACTTTGCTCAGCTTGAGTTTCGTGTGGCTGCATTCCTATCACAAGACCCTGTAGCTATGGCTGAGATCAACACAGGATTTGATGTGCATAGTTACACAGCTAAGGTTATCACTGATGCAGGTCAGGCTACTACTAGACAAGGGGCCAAGGAACATACGTTTGCACCCCTCTTCGGGGCCACAGGTTATGGTAGGAGCAAGGCTGAGGAAGCTTACTACATCCACTTCACACAGAAGTATGAGGGTGTAGCTGCATGGCACAAGAGCTTAGGTGATGAGGCTGTAAGGTTCCAGAAGATTACTACACCATCAGGTAGACAGTATGCTTTCCCTGATGTTAAACGTAATAAGAATGGTGGGGTATCACACTTCACTATGATTAAAAACTATCCTGTTCAAGGATTTGCTACGGGTGATGTTGTTCCTGTAGTGTTAATGGAGATGGAACGTAGGCTTATGCCATTACAATCTTGCTTGGTTAACACGGTGCATGACTCAACCGTAGTAGATGTACACCCTGATGAGGTGGAGCAAGTCATTGATATCATTACACAAATGAATGAAGGACTTAACCTACTTATCAAGGATGCATATGGTGTTGATGTCAACGTGCCACTATTATTAGAGGCAAAGATAGGGCCGAATTGGCTTGACACCAAAGACGTAGCATGATATAACTCCGACTCTTGTAACATTATAAAGGACTAATAAATGTCTAACGAACTAATAGCTGCACAAGGTATGTCTATCGCTGAGATGATGGGTATCCCTTCAAGTGGTGGGTCATCCTCATCATCTAACCTAGCACGTATTTCTGTGCTTAACGACCCTATCATGGGTGTCATTGAAGTGAATGGCAAGAAGGTAAAGACTGAGGTAGTGCCAGGAACAGCCATCAAGGTTGTACTAGGTGAAGATAATACTGTATACTGTGACAGTGTTAATGTACGTACCTATGCTGTACGTCAGCGTTGGTCTAAGTGGGATCAGAACAATAGCACATTCATTAAGTCAGTCATGGCTAATGAACTTAAGTCTGACCTTAAGGATACGAATGGTGGCTTCAACTGTGGTCGCCCTGCAGGTTACATCCCTGACTATGCTAGCCTACCAGAAGCTACTAAGGTGGCCTACAATGCCATCAGACGTACACAGGTAGTGTTAGGTACAATGAAGCTTAACAACCCCACAGACGCTAATGGAGAGCCTGTAGAGGGGCATGAAGAAGCTTGGTATCCATTCGTCTATGAGATGAAGTCAAACGAATCTATCAAGGCAGTCAATGAAGCTAATGCTAAGGCTGCTAAGAAAGGCTTGAAGCCACTAGCATACTACTCAGTATGGAAAGGTGTTGATCGTACATCTGACAGTGGTAAAGCTTACGCTGTACTTGGTGCTTCAGTAGGTCAGGCCCATGACATCCTTGAGTCTGACATGGATACACTGCAAGACTTTGTTGCATGGGTTACTAATCAGAATGAGTATGTTCTTAACCAATGGGATGAAAAGAAGGTAGACAAGTTGTCATCAGAAGATGAAGGTCTTGTTGGTGGGTTCATTGACATTGAGGTAGCTAGCTAATGCATAGAGCAGAGATAGCCCTTCAACTATTCTTTCAGAAGGCTATAGCTGGTGAGACTATCATGACTGAAGAGGTGGCTGATAAGGTCGCCTCTGATGTCAAGGCTGCATTGTATAAGCAGTTCAGTAGTGGTCCACGTGATGCATTTAGGTTACGTATGTCTAACATAGGTAAGCCTAAGTGTCAGCTATGGTTTGAGAAGAATGATCCATCAGATAAAATACCACTGCCACCTAACTTTGTAATGAACATGATGATAGGTGACATCACTGAGGCTGTATTCAAAGGGGTACTACGTGCAGCTAAGGTAGACTTCCAAGACAATGATGTTGTGTCGTTGGACTTGGGTGACTTAGGTAAGATCAAGGGTGAGTACGATATGATCCTTGATGATAAGGTAGATGATGTTAAGTCTGCATCACCATACTCTTATGACTCTAAGTTTGAAAGCCTTGATACACTACAGAAGAGTGACACATTCGGCTACATCAATCAGCTTGTAGGCTACGCTAAGGCTGCAGGTAAAGATGTAGGTGGGTGGTGGGTCATCAACAAAGCAACAGGGCACTACAAGTATGTCTCTGCTGAGGACGTTGATGTTGATGCAGTGATTGAGAACATTAAAGATACTGTAGACTACATCACTAATGACAAACCCTTTGAGCGTTGCTTTGAGCCAGTGCCTGAGTACTACCGTAAGTCAGCATCAGGTAACACCAAGCTAGGTATTGCATGTGGTTACTGTTCATTCAAACTTAAGTGTTGGCCTGAGTTGAAACAACTTGAGTCACGTGTATCACAGGCTAAGATTAAACCTACTGTAGACTACGTTCATATAGGAGATGACAATGGCTAAAGCGGTAACTAAACGCCGCCATGTCAAAGCTAAGTATCGCAGCGGTCTTGAAGATGGGATCGCTGTTTTACTATCTAAGCTACAAAGTAAAGTCAGGTATGAAGTACTTACAGTAGAGTGGGAAGACCTATCCTATCGTAAGTATACGCCTGACTTTCTGCTTGACAATGGCATCATCATTGAGGCTAAGGGGTTATTCGATAGTGATGATAGACGTAAGCACCTTAAGGTTCAGGCACAACACCCTGAGTTAGATATAAGATTTGTGTTTAGTAACTCATCAGCTAAGCTATACAAAGGATCTACTACTACGTACTCTCAGTGGTGTAATAAGAATAACTTCATGTGGTCACATAGGATCATACCTCAATCCTGGTTAGAGGAACAAGGTGAGTGCATGAAGGAGATGATCATTAAGTTTAAAGGAGTTAGAAAGCTATGACTATGGAACTTGATGACGATGTATATGTCCTACAGTTTAAACCTATCAAAGACTATGAAGGTAAACTTACAGGGGAGTTTGATATATCCTGCTTAACATCTAAAGATAATCCTCATGACGATGAAACAAAGTTCAATATGATTATGTTAATGCGCTTGACAGCAGAAGCAGTATCAGTTATTGAGGAAGATCAAGACTTTGAGGACTATCTTGCATCACGTATTGATGAGGAAGAAGAAGACAAAGTATACACAGATAATGTAATAACATTATTCACGCCAACTAAAGGATCAGCATAATGGCTAAATGGTCAGACGTACCTTATACACCAGCAAATACTAATGACGTAGTAAATAAACCTGAGCATTACTCTAGTGGTACTATTGAATGTGTTGACTACCTGTATGACAACATGCCTATTGATGCATTCATTGGCGGCTTAGAGTGGAACATAAAGAAGTATATGCATAGGTGGCGATACAAGACTAAGCCAGTGCAGGACTTGAAGAAAGCACGATGGTACTTAGATAAGCTTATTGAAACATTGGATGGTGATGATGAATAAATCTTTTAGTGTATCTTTCATTATGCTGATTGACAAACACAATAACATTCTATCTTCATCAGAGGATACACATGTTGAAGATGTAGCTGACTTAATACAAGATGTTATGTATGATATAGATGACATTAAGATTAGATCATTAGTCGTAAGGGAAGATGGATGACTTGTGAATACAGCACATGGGTTGAGGCTAAGATCATTACGTCAGGTAAAGATAGGTTGATTGAGAATACACTGGGGCTTGTTGGTGAGGCAGGTGAGGTAGCTGAGAAAGTCAAGAAGCTTATACGTGATGAGAATAAGTTCAGCCCTGACGACATAGCTAAGGAGTTAGGAGATGTGATCTTCTATGCTACAGCTTTAGCTAACTACTATGGACATACTCTAACCTCAGTGATAGAGATGAATGTAAATAAATTAGATGGCCGTGTGGCCAGAGGAACCTTGCAAGGAAACGGTGACAACAGATGAACAACTATCTACCTACAGACTATCAATCCTTTATCGCTACATCACGCTATGCACGATGGCTTAACGATGAGAACCGCCGTGAGAATTGGCGTGAGACAGTGGAGCGCTTCATTGCTAACGTAGTGAAGGGCAAAGTTGATGTACGTACAGAGGATGATATCCTATTTGCTATGCTTAACCTAGAGGTTATGCCATCTATGCGTAGCGTTATGACTGCTGGCCCAGCGCTAGAGCGTGACAACACTGCAGGTTATAACTGTAGCTACCTACCAGTGGATGACATCAAGTCATTTGATGAGGCTATGTATATCCTACTATGTGGTACAGGTGTAGGCTTCTCAGTTGAACGTCAGTACATCAGCAAGCTACCTGAGGTGCCTGAGCTATACACTAGTGAAGACATCATCGTAGTACATGACAGTAAAGAAGGCTGGGCTAAAGGACTACGTAAGCTAATTGCTATGCTCTACTCAGGTGAGATTCCTACATGGGATGTGTCTAAGGTACGTCCTGCAGGTGCTAAGCTTAAAGTCTTTGGTGGTCGTGCATCAGGCCCAGCGCCATTGGTTGACCTGTTCAACTTTGTAGTGAGCAAGTTTAAAGAAGCACAAGGTCGTAAGCTATCAAGCCTAGAGGCTCATGACATCATGTGTTACATTGGTCAGGTAGTTGTAGTGGGTGGTGTACGCCGTAGTGCTATGATTTCATTGAGCAATCTATCTGATGATCGTATGCGTAATGCTAAGTCAGGCAACTGGTGGGAGCATCAAGGTCACCGTGCTCTATCTAACAACTCTGTAGCATACACTGAGAAGCCTGACATGGAAACATTCATGCGTGAGTGGCTATCATTGGTTGAGTCTAAGTCAGGCGAGCGTGGTATCTTCTCACGTGTAGCAGCTAAGAAGCAAGCAGCTAAGAATGGTAGGCGTGACACAGGGTTTGAGTTTGGGTGCAACCCTTGTTCGGAGATAATTTTACGTCCATACGAATTTTGCAACCTCAGTGAAATTGTAGTACGTGCTACTGATACATACGATGACCTTGAACGTAAGGTTAAGATTGCTACTATCATTGGTACTATCCAGTCTACACTAACTAACTTTCCCTACCTACGTAAGATCTGGCAGAAGAACACAGAAGAGGAGCGCCTGTTAGGTGTAAGCTTAACTGGTATCATGGACAACAAGCTACTGACTCATGCCAATGCAGGGCTAGAAGCTACACTAGAAAGGCTACGTGATGTTGCTGTTGCTACTAATGCTGAGTGGGCTGAGCGGCTTGGTATCCCTGTTTCTACTGCTATCACCTGCGTTAAACCTTCAGGTACAGTCTCACAACTGGTTGACTCCGCTTCTGGGATTCACGCTAGGCATTCAGCCCATTATATTCGTACTGTTCGTGGTGACAATAAAGATCCTCTAACACAATTTATGAAAGATCAAGGCATTCCATCTGAGCCTTGTGTCATGAAGCCTGATAGCACTACAGTCTTTAGCTTCCCACAGAAGTCACCTGAGGGTGCCATCACACGTAACGACATGACTGCATTGGAGCAGCTAGAGTTGTGGCTTACATACCAGCGCCATTGGTGTGAGCATAAGCCATCCGTTACTATCACTGTACGTGACAATGAGTGGATGGAAGTAGGGGCATGGGTGTTCAAACACTTTGATGAGGTGTCAGGTGTATCCTTCTTGCCTCACTCAGATCATAGCTACCAACAAGCACCATACCAAGAGTGCAGCAAGCATGACTATGAGACACTACTATCTGTAATGCCTGATCGTATTGACTGGGCTAGACTATCAGAGTATGAGACTGAGGATACATCCAAAGGTACTAGCACGTTTGCTTGTGCAGGTGGGTCATGTGAGATTGTGGATCTAACCTGATGTACTTCATGTTATCAAGGCCTGATTGCATATGGTGTGATAGAGCAAAAGAGTTGATGCAAAAGAAAGGGGTGGACTTTGAGGTCCACTCCATATATGATCACCCTATGACTGTTAGGCTAATGCTTAGGGGTCAGCTTAAGACAGCACCACAGATCTGGTTTAACCAAGAATATGTTGGTGGATACAAGGACTTAGTTAATCACATTGAGGGAATCACATGGCCAAGATAGCTAACAATGCATGGAAACCAGAACCTAAACATAAGCATACTTCACAGGGTGGTACTAAGTCATCCATTAAATTGTCTAGCATGAACAAGTCTAAGAAGCGCAGCTACAAACCATATAAGGGACAAGGATAATGGCAGTACGTAAGCCTTTTAGTAAGGCACTATACGATAAGCATGATAACTCAGCTAAGGCTGCACTGATTTCTATACTAGAGTTTGATGGGCATACCATTGAAAGTGTAGCTGAAAACTTCTATGCTGATGTAGTATCAAATAAAGATGGTGTAACATATCATAATGAGGCAGAAGTAAAACGTGCTTGGACAAGTGATTGGCCACCTGATTGGACAGAGATTCGTATCCCTGAACGTAAGTCACGGTTACTTAAGAAGTATAAAGGGAATGTAAACTTCTATGTATTCAGTAATAATCTAACTCAGTGCTGGTACATTAAAGGTAGTCAGCTAACTACTGAATCGTTACGTACTGCTAATGGTAGAAACATTATGAAGGGCGAACAGTTCTTCCATATCCCTTATGAAGAGGCAGAGCTTATTTATGGAACAGACAACTAAACGCCGTATAGCTAAGACAACACCGTCAGATATAGTAAGACGTACTAAACGTGAGACTACCTACAAGGGTGCAGCTAAGAAAGAAACTGTAGTCCTTGTAGGCAAGACACCTAAGCAAGATGAATACATAAAAGCCCTAGACACAGCGAATCAAATCATTGTGCTAGGGCCAGCAGGTACAGGCAAGACTTACATTGCAGCAACAGCAGCGTGTAATCTCTATATAACTAAACAGATAGACAAGATCATTATCACTAGGCCTAACGTAGCAGCAGGTAAATCTATTGGTTACTTTCCTGGTACACTAGAAGAGAAGATGATGCCTTGGGTTATGCCTGTGCTTGAGATACTTCATAAACACTTAGGGCGTGGTGCTGTTGATACAGGCATCAAGGCAGGTAACATTGAGATAGCACCCTTTGAAACCATGAGAGGTCGCAGCTTTGAGGATGCATTTGTAATCCTTGATGAGGCACAGAATGTAACTACTCATGAGATGAAAATGTTCTTGACAAGGGTAGGACAGAATGTTACAGTAATACTTAACGGCGATATACAACAGTCGGACTTGGGTGAGACTAGCGGGTTGAGCAAGGCAATCCACTTAGCCAAGAAACACATGATACCAGTGCCTGTCATTGAGTTTGGTGTCGAGGATATTGTCCGTTCACAACTGTGCAAGCAGTGGATCGTAGCGTTTATGAAGGAAGGACTGTGATACATGAGCCTAGAAAAAGAAGCGGAAGACTTCAGGGCTAAGAAGAAGGAACACTTTAATCTCAGATTAGATATGTTATTTGAAGAGATAGAGTTGTTTATCACCTACTCACTACACTACTCAGATGAACGTGATCATGCTCTAACAAGACTACGTGAATCAAAACTCTGGTGTAGGAATACTGAAGATCGTTACGGTTTGAAATAACTAAAGGGGCCTCACTTGATTGTAGGGCCCCTCTTGTTTTACTTGTTGCTGTAGTAACTCTTTAGGTAATCTATGTAGTTAGTAAACATATTAAGAGTATCATAGTTCATGTCCATTACACTACCCTCATAGTTGTATTGTTGCTTGAGGAATTGTAATGCCTTAGCACGTAACTCTTTGTTACCTGCACCTGATGCCTCTCTACGTAGTGACATCAAACCTGTTTGGCCAGGTTGAACAGACAAGCCATCCTTCACCGTCTTTTGAACACCCGATAAAGTAGACTTAAGCATCTCACGCCTACTAACTAGATCAGCTTTAAGAAACTTATCAGACCGTAGCAGTTGATCCGTTTGTTCTTCCATCAGTGGTGCAAATAGTTCATTGAATATCTTATCATACGCAGGTATTTGGCTACGCTCAGATGCAGTCCAATCTTTCATCTCAGCTAGGCTATATGCTTTCTCAGTGCTAGTTGTAGCTGGCTTAACACGGATACCAAAGATACTAGCTACAGGATTAGGGTCTTGTATCTGACCAGAACGTGCACCAACACGTAGCTCTTCACCTGTAATGCTATCAATCTTGTTATCAAAGATTTCAATGATGTTATCCATGTACTTAGTAGCACTTTGTGATAGGATAGATACACCCTCTGCTTGACGTACATCTTTAGATACATCTGTACCACCAATGTAACCAACAAGCTTGTTAGCTGCATCCAATGGACGGGTCACACCTGCAGCAAAGTTACCAGTTACTTTATACAAAGCATTCAGTGATAGCTTACGTGCACCTTCATCTTGGTTAATAAGAACATCAAGCATGTTGTTAAGGTCTGTACCAAACTGTGCATCCTTAGCAAATTGCCCTACTGCCATCTGCTTACCTAAGTCTGTAATCAATTCAGGTGGTACTACTTGGCCTTCACGTGTTAAGTTACCAATACGACCCGCTAGTTTAAACAGTGAGAAAGGGTACGTGTTAGTAACATCAATCTTAGAACCACCTGTTTCCATAATGTTCCAAGGGTTACCATCAACACTAGTCTGTTTGTCATGCTGCATAGCTAGGCCAATGCTTGTAAGACCTACAAGGCTACGTGAGAAAGCTTCCGTTGTAGTGATGGTACGCTTCTCAGACTTAACAATAGCTGATGCAGCTTCAACTAAACCACCTGCAGTCCATTGATAACCTGTAGCTACTACGTTATTCATGAAGCGACCAAAGGGTAGGATTGTACCAAGCACAGGGATGTTAGAGAAGTCTTCAACAAACTTAGCTGTAGTAGCAATGAATGGTAGTTGATCACCAGTTGTGTAGTCCTTAGAGAACACAGACTTCATAGTTGTATCAAGAGAGTTAGCCATTACTTCATCATCAAGCTTAGCTATGTCGCCACTCTTAAGTACATCCATCAAGGATATATTATGCTTAAGGCGCACATACTTGTCCATCTCATTCATGAACATCTGTGACTTAGTAAAGCTATCCTGAATACGTACACCTGTAATGGTATTGGCTGCATTAGCTACAGCTTCAGTACGCTGGAACCACTTAGCATCCGTAGTTACCTTCTTGCCATTAACAACGGTGGTTACTTGAGGAATGTTAAATCGTTTAGCTGATCTCTCAACACCACCAGCTATAGTTTCAAACAACACCTTCTCAACATCTTTGTTCTGCCTAAGGAAGTCCATGTATGCATCATGTGTAGTGAATGGGTCCATAAGGTTACGAGCCTTCTGTCCTACCATACTCTTATACACACCAGCAACACGAAACATCTCAGCACTAGTCTTAGAGTTAAATGGTGCAGACAATACTCCAGCACTAAACGCTGCAGTTGCAGAGAATAGATCAGCTACAGAGTTAGCTACATAGAACTGTGAGAAGCCAGCTACGTTAAGTGCAGTAGTTGCGGGTGAAGACACAAGCATTCTACGCCAGAAGTTTTGCCCATACTGTGCTAGCTTAGCTTTCTTAGCTGGGTCACCTGCCTCTTCAATAATCTTAGCTGTATCAAGTCTGGATGTGATATTGTCTAGCTTCTCAGTACCATTGACTATACCAGCATCAATAGTCTTACGGAATTGTGACATGATGTTCAATGCCTGTGCACCCTGACGAATGTCTTTAGCTAGTAGGTCACCAAGGTTAACACCAAGTTCAGTCATATCACCAAGCTTAAGCCCTGTCATAGCTAGCTTATCGTTGATCATCTTAAGATCAGCTTGGGGTAGCTGGCGTACAACATTAGTCATCATGTCAGACACAGTGATCTTGTTGTTAACTTTAATGCCACTGTCTTTGAATACTTTAGCTAAGCCACCCTTGCCATCACCATTAGGACCAAGGACTATCTCTCTCATTAGATCAGTAGGTGTGACGTTAGGATCAAACATACTCTTACCACGTGTCCACTTGTCTTTCCATGTATCAAGTGATGTAGATATTGCTTTGAAAGCTGACTTAACAACAGGCTCACCTAGTGCTAGAGCTTCTTCATTACGTAGTGCTTGGCGCTGGGCACCTAACTCTAGTGCTGTAGCTGTGTCAGCGAACCCTGAGGCACCCTTAGCTGCACCACCTACGACTTGCATACCTGCACCGATAGATCCCAACAGGGAGCTAAACCCTGTCTGCATAGCGTTAAACTCACGTGAGTCATCAAGCTGCATCATGGAGTTCTGTATCTGTATATCATTAAGTGCAGCAAGAGATGAGTCAATACCTAGTGTAGCATATACAGACTTCTTACCTGCAGTCTTAGTTAGATCATCAGTGAAACCTTTAGCTGCAGTTCTCTCAGCTTGCAGTAGATACAAGCGTTGCTCTTGTAGTGCAGCCTTAGAGACTAACTCTTTAGTTGTTTCAGATGTAAGGTTCCTATGTACAAGACGCTTAGCCATAGCTTCAGCAGCTTCATCACCAGCCTTTAATGCAGCTTGTTGTGTAGCACCCTTAGCTATTACACGTTTACCAGCCTCAGTAGCTGATAGTTTAATAGCTTCCTTAGCACCCTGTGTTACACCTAGTGAAGCCCACTTACTAACACCACCTGTAAGAGCACCAATATAGTTAGATGGATCACTAGCTGCAGCAGCAATGTAATCTGTAACGCCATCAACAGCACCATAGAAGCCATCATTAGTAAACACGTTACCTAGACGATCATATAGCTTGAAGGCTTCGTTAGCTGTAGCTTTCTGATTATCATCAGCGTTATACACGTGACGTACCATACCTGCAGTGGACACCATGTTAGTATTAAACCAACGCATCTGCCCTACAAAGTCTTCCACTACATCTTTATCATCTTTCTTCTTGTAGTCTACACCACGATAGTCGATCATAAAGTTACGTATCTTGTTAAGGTTATCCCTCTTAAACAAGTCTTGCTTCTTAAGGGTAGCCCCATTATCAATAGCCATATCTTCAGAGTCAGATGCAGGGATGTCCCTAGCTTTGCCTCTGTTCATCAGGTCATCAAATGAAATCTGTTCACCTGCCCCACGCCTTACTTCCTGTGTAGGTACAGGTGTAGCCTCAGGCATTGGTACAATCTCACTTGACTGCGTTAGGGGATCATCTTTAGGTTGGCCTCTAGCCATTAGTTGATCAAAGGATATTGTTTCAGCCATTGCTATTAACCTTCGCTTCTTGCTGCATCTAATGCTGCTTTAAGTTCTGCAACATAGGGTTCAATGTCAGCAGGTAATACCTTATTGTTCTTATCAGCCCACTTAAAGAGTTCTTTTCTTATATCAGCATAGGACTTAGCTTTAGATTTAACAATAGCAGTTTCAATATCCCCACCAAATTGTTTAACTAACTCAGTCATGGCAGTAGAGTATTCTACTTCACGCTCAACTATAGGGTCATTCCTAAATCTACTACCCTCAGGTCTATCTTTAGGTCTAATGCCACCTAGAGGTGTAGGCTTATCCTTCACAACATCAGGTACTTCACCTGTAGGGGGTGAGTGTCTGAATATATAACCTAAGTTATCTGAGCTTTTCATAGGCATATCACTTATTGATTCGCCCTTCTCAAACTTACGAAGTCTAACATTGCCTGTTTCAATATTGTAGTCAGGGAAGTACTTAAGCTGTTCAGCACTAACTTTAAACTCTTTGTTACCATACATACCACCAATGGTAGCTACATAGTAATCCTCAGTTGGTGCTTCTTTATAGTCTAGCCCTATGCTCCAACCTTCACGTGCAGGTGCAGTCTCAACTACAACAGCTTTAGTCTTAGTATTACCCTCTTCAGCAATCTTGCCTAGCATAGCTGTTAATTTAGGGATGTCCTCTGACATTACTGCTGTACCATCAGATAGTGTAACAGACTTAACTTCACCTGTATCTCTATCGCTTATGATCTCTAGCTCTTCACCACCAGCAATAGAAGGGTGAGATACTATAGCAGCTTTCTCATTGTTAACACTATCTTCCCCACCGTCTATTACAGTACCACCAGATAATGTTAAGCCTTCCGTTAGTGTAGCGTTAACAACAGTAGGTGCAGCAGCTACAATAGGCCCAACTATAATTGGGGGTGAACTTATTGCTGCTGCAGTTAGTGCTGGATCTACAGGTTCCTCTGTCTTTTCACCATTCATGCGTGAATCAACCCAGTCCTGCCCGAAGTTCTGTGCAAGTAAGCCACCAACTGTTTCAAACAACTTAGGTCCATACGTATTAATGTACATGTCCATAGCTGGGCCAGCATTATTGGATAGCATACCACGCATCTGAGCATCAATCTCAGCTATTGCAGCGGTATTCTTCTCAACATCTACTTGAGCCTTGATAGCTTTCATAATCTCTTCACGTCTATCATTTAGTGCCACATACTCAGGTGAAACTTTAACCTTAGCTGTAAGGCTGTTTAGTGTAGTTGATACATTCTCAATAACAGTTGGATCAATAAGGTTAGAAGTAAAGCTAGCCATTGTGCCTGGGATTAAGCTAGAGTATTCAGCAGACTGTGCCATCTCATTAAGATCAAGTGCAGTCATACCTTGATACATAACAGTTTGATCTAACCTACCACGCTCAACATCACGTGCACGGCTACCCATCATACGATCAAATAGACTTACCTTAGGCATTTCAGATGGCCCAGCGCTAGGTGCGTTAAGACCAAAGGATTCATTAACAAAGCTAGTAATATCCTTATCAACCTTACGGAAGTTCTCAGGCATACTAATAAGGGTTGACACTTCATTCTTAGCTAGTGGGCGACCACCATTAAGCTTAACTGCTTTCTCCATAGCTGTAGTAAACTTAACAATACCATCAGGCCCTGTAGCAATAGCAGCTTGTATCTGCTCATCAGTAGCACCATTCTGTGTTAGATAATTAGTGTACCCCATAACAGTATCAACACGTGTCTTACGCTTTTGAAACTCAGATGTATTCTTTAATGCAAGCGCCTCTTGGCTGAGCCTCCATGTCCTAGCATCATCTTTCTTCTCATTAATACCTGCTGCTGTCTCATTCATAAATGCAGTAGCAAAGCTAGTCCAATCAAATCCCGCCATAATTATACACTCCGTGCCATAAGACCAGCACCCTGTGGGGCAGCAGGTTGTTCTTGTTCCATAGCAGGTGCAGCATCCACTACAACAGCTTCCTCAGTAGGTGCACCCTGTTCAGCAGTTTGCATTTCTTCCATCATACGGGCGCCAGCATCATTCTCTGAAGTCTTCCCTTTAGACTTAGCATCAATCATAGCTAACTTAATAGCTGTAATAGTACGCTGCTTCTCACGCTCTGTAACCTTCTCAGCTTTACCCATTGATTCATCTTTAACATCAATGCCATAAGAACCCATAGCAGCTTTAACAAACTCAGCTAACATGGGCTGTACAAGAAGTCCTACATCTACTGTGTGTATACCCTGCATAGACCCTGCTTGTACCATAGTCTTAACAAAAGGCTTAACTGTAAGCCCTGCATCAAACATGACAGCTAGGTCATCCATAACATCTTGATCTGCAAGCTTATTAATGTAGTACTTAACTGTGTCTTCAACAGTGCTGATCTCTGCTGGCTTCTCCCAAGGGGCATTACCAGGTTCGTCAGTCAATGATTGACCAGGGATGGGTGCGTCAAATGGAGATGCCATTACTTTAACCTTATTCTATTTAGTGAACCCTGCACCGAAGTACAGGCCTACGATTGCTGATACAATGTGTGTGTCTAGTGGTGTGATAACAAAGCCTTGTGCATACTTCCACTTGATAGCTTCTGCAGGGCCAAACATAAAGTTCCAGAATCCACCAGTAGCTTCAGTGTAACCTACGATAACATTAACCTCAGGATACCACACAGCTACTAGCTTTGGCAAGACAATAATAGCAAACACAGATGATAAAGCTATTAGTCTGCGTGTCCATGCAAAGTGGCTATCCGTCTTACCTGCATCACGTGCTGCGTTAACTTGCTTAGCATTAAAGTTGGCACGTTCCATGAGCATCTTCTGTTGCTCAGCTTTGTTCTTCATCGCCTGACCCATGAATGACATGACACCACCTAGTAGGGTGGAGCCAAGCATCGTTATGAGTTCAAGAGGGAAGCCCATGTGTTA